GGCTGGTTGGCGCTAAATGCCGAGATGACTTGGCCACCAAAGCGCAACTGGTTCTGCTGCTGCTCTTTGGACAGCGTCTCAAAGTTGGCGCGCATGCTGGCTGCTTCTTTTTCAGGCAGTAGCATGGCCACGTTGGTGAAGTCTCGTGCAGTCGGGTTGGGGTTTTGAATCAGCGCATTGACCTGCGTTTGCAAGTTCTGCTTGCGCACCAGCTCCTGCTCCTGCAGTTGACGCTGAGCACCGATGTCGGCAATCGTTGCGCCGATCTTGAAGCCGCCCAGGGCAGCCTCAAAAGGACTCTGGACGTTGAGTGAGTAGTTGATTGGTTGGACCATTTGTGGCTCCTTATACCTTGCTGTAGTCCACGGTGAGATAGCCACCGGACTGGCCAACAGCGTCAGGATAGATGCCCAGCACCTCTTGCGCCATCAGACCGATCTGACGACCGCCGCCCCAGGTGTATTCAAACTCGTAGACGCCCAGGCCATCTGACCGGGTGCCGATGCGTTGGATGTTCTTTTTCAGCCGGATGTCGCTGAAGATATTGCCCAGGCCTGGCGTCATTGCTGTGCCAGCCTTGCCTGCGGTCGCACCGTACTGCGCGCCCAAGAACTGAGCAGGCAGATTCAAGACGTTGGCAAAGGCTTGGCCCTGCGCCAGCTCTGCGCCAGCGCGTGCAGCGCCTTGCTGCCCCATCAGTCCTGCAATGTCTGCACCAGTTCTCAGGCCAGCCGTGGCCGTGCCTGCAGCCGATGCCTGGCCAATCTGTGCCAAGTTCTGCGTGGTGGTTTGTCCCAATGATGTCAGGCCGCCGAGGCGACCATACTGGGTTGCGATTTCCTGCTGCAGCATTTGCGGTCTGAACTGTGCCAGTGCGGCTTGGATGTTGCCACCGCGCAGACCACCAGTGGCCGATGCACGCTGCAGCAGTGCTTCCTCGCCCTGCCGGACTTGAGCCTGGAAGCCTGCGCCTCCTTCAATGGCGGCAATGGCTGCTTGCTGCGCCTCTGGACCAAGCAACCCGGCAATGGCCTGCTGTTGCTCCAGTGCAGGCGCTCCGGCTGCAGCGTAAGGCTGCAGGCCACCGAGTGCAGTGGTGCCTGCGGTGACGTAGGGCTTGAGGATTTCTTGCACCGCCTCGAACTGGCGACGCTGCTCTTGGATGCCAGCCTCAGCGGCTTGCGTTTGTGCCCCTGCAGCCTCGCTGGCCGCATTGCTTTGAATGAAGCCGCCGACAAGCTGAGAGCCGCCGACAACTAGGGCTGTTACTGGATCAGGCATTGCCAAACTCCTTCATGTAATCTTCAAGCGTCTCGCCATACAGCTCCATGACTTGTTGCGCCGTTTCAGTGGCGCGCTGAGTGCCGTGGCACAGCGCCACCGTCATCAGCACCACGTCATAGTAGCCTGCACGCCAGACAAACGAGCGTGCATCTGCCTTGCCATTGCGCTCGGCTTGGTCAGATGCTTGCCACTTTAAAATCATCGACGCCACGACAGGCGTCAGGGTTTGCGAGTTTGCAATCCAGAATGTGTTTTGGCTCATGCCGACCAGGGTGTTCCAGATCGCAGCGTTCAGGTCATCGCGCTCGACGGCATCACCGTCGGCCATGTCATCAAAGACCTGAATCGCTCCATAAAGCATGAGCAGCCACTCGATGGCTGGCGCAGGTAGCGCAAGAACCCTGTGCAGGTTCAGTCTCAGCCAATCGACACCAGTCATGCGCAACCTTTCAATGGTCGGATGAGCTGCTGGCGGCTCGATAAGCTCAGCCCTTGCATTTTCTCACAATTTGACATTTGGTCAATCCTCGTCTTCTTCCCGGTCTTCCCAGGCTTGGCAGACGCGCATGTCGTTGCAGATGAAGTTCAGCTTTTCGCAGTGCCCACGAAAGCCTGCGCCCTTGTCATAAGCTGCCATTGGGATGCGTTCGATCTTGACTTGGGCCATAAAACTGTTGTCGTAGTATTCGCAGTTTGAGCAGTGCTTGCGCCGCGCTTCCTTCTCGTCGCATTGCATGGCCTCAGCCAGCCCTGCGTAGAACTCCTTGTTCGCACCTGGCTCGTTGGTGGGCACCTCGGGGCCGTAGTTCCAGTCCTGCACCGCAATGACGTAGTTCTTTTTGTTCTCTGCGTTGGTCAGCATCGGCTCGTCAATGGGGATGCCGCCGAATCCGGCAAGCATCATTTTTGGCATTTTTGCGTAGTCCATGCGGTGCTCCTTATGTAATCTCGCGGCCAGACACGCGCAGCGTCAGTGCTGTGGCGTTGCTGGCAATGGTGCTGATAAATGCACCGGCATCCAGCTCTTGGCCGACCAACTCAGGGCACAGGTAGGTCTCGCCTGGCACCACGGTGCGGTCGTCGATGATCAGGTTGGCGTTGCCAGCGCTGCCGCCCACTTGCACCAGGTTGACGCTGAACGTGCGGTTCACCGTGTCGGTGTTGGTGACGGTGGCCTTGTCGATCAGCGCCTTGACAGCGCTTGCCGTGTATTGGGTTGTCTGAGTGGCTTCCATTTGCTTAGGAGGCACCAGGGTTTTTACGATGACGGTCATTGAACACCTCCGATGTTGTTGTTGACTGTGAGAATTATGGACGGAATACCTGGCTGCGGTGCAGCCGCAGGAAATGCAGTAACCTCGACGCTGAGATCGGTGACCGAGAACATCAGCTCAACATAATCGTTGGCCTTGAGGTCAAAAAAGTAATTCAGCGACGAGAAAATTTCAGCGTTATTACCTTGAATTCTAATTCGGCTGCAACTGTCTGTTACATCTACACCATTAAGGCGAAACCAAAAATCAAATATTCCCGTGCCGCCTGCGGTCTTATCAAGCTGGAATGATGTATCAAAGTTGTAGATGCCTTCGGTATCCACCACGATGCGCGAGGTGGGCGTGCCAATGAACACGCCATTGCTCAGGTCGGTGTTGTTGAACGTGATCGCCGTGGCTGTGTTGATGACCGTGGCCGTCTGCGTGGTTGTGTCGTAAAACGAGCCATACCGCGCACGCTTGAACTCTCTGGCTGGCGGTGTCATCTGCAGCCCTTCGACGGCTGAGGTCAGTTGAGACAGCAGGGCCATCACCTGGTTGACCTTGTTTTCCGTTGACGCAATACTGACTGCAGCATCTTGGGCCAGCGAGGCGATCTGGCCCAAGGCCAGCGTGGCCTTACCATCGATCACGGCAGAGCTGATAGCGGCCTCCTGCGCCAGCGAAGCAATCATGCCCAGCGCCTGCACAGCAGTTGCCTGGGCAGTGCCTGCCGAGATATTGATCTCCAGCACCACATCAGGCGCGATGGCGTCGACCGTTGCGAACAACAGCTCGAACTGCCTGATCTGCTGCTGGTCGGTCAGGAACTGCGCGAGCTGGTCGCGGGTCAGGTTTAGCCTGCGGGAGACGGGTGCGGTGGCCATCAGTACAGCAACCCTTCGATCTGCATCTCAAGGCGTGCAAATGCAATATGTGAATCGCTGTCACCACGGAAACGCTGGATGCGCCAGTTGCGCATGTGGCCCTGCTGGAACCATGCCAGGCGCTTCGAGGTGTTGCCGATGGTGCCCACGTAGATGTAGCGGTCCTGGCTGTAGGACAGGCCGTCCAGCGAATAGCTGGTGCTGATCTGCGGGTTGGTGCCCAGCGCCACCCGTCCGGTCAGGCTCACCAGCTCGATCTTTTGGAACAGTGCGCCCTTGCCCTCGTTGTAGGCAATGATGGTGCCAAACTCCCAGCGCACCTGCTGCCCCCAGTGGCTGCCAATGTCGTCCACCAGATAGCCGATGGTGCTGGACTGCGGGTCGCCCACCAGCCACTTGTCATAGGCCCAGACGAGGTTGCGTGCTCGGTACTGTGCAAAGCCCACCACCGTGGTGGTCAGGGTAAACCACACCTGATCGCCCAGCGCCTCGGATGCGGCTGCATCGTAGACGATGGTGCGGTCTGGCAGGTGCACGTAAAGGTGCTGATGCGACTTGTCGTTGCGTGCCTCCAGCTTGACCAATGACAGTTGCGCCTCGGTGTAGGTCAGCAGCAGCTCGTCAATCTCTTGAGTGCTGATCTTTTGGGTGGTGGCCGCTGCGCCCACGTAGATGCCTGGGGACTCGTTGCGACCACTGCCCAAAAAGGCGATGCGCTCGATGTAGACGCAGCAGGCAAAGGTGCCGACCACGCCCTTTTGGATTTGAGCGCCATCAATGCGTTGGAACGGGAACAGGTCGCCGCCGATGTTGTCGAACACCTCGACGGTGTTGCGGTTCAGTGCATAGACCTCGTTGCGCAACTTAAGCAGCGCCACCACGGGGTCGGGATCGACCTCGCTGGAGCCGTACTTCAGCGGATTGACTTGGGTCGGGTCTGACAGTTCGGTGACGATCAGGAACTCGCCGTCGGTGGTCATGAAGTAGCCATCCACCCACACCACGTCGAGCACCAGGCCAAGGTCTGGGTCGGTGACTTGGGTCAGGGTGGAGTTGTCCCAGTAGTACAGCCGCCCACCGGATGCAATGGCCAGCTCGTCGAAACTGTAGTCAAACGTTACCAGCGTGTTGACGGGCCCACCCACATCACCCAGCACGGTCACAGCGCCATTGCTGGCCACCGACACCAGCTTAGTGCCCATGACCCTGTAGCACTCGCCCTGCCAGTTGATGCCGCCTCGGTCGATGCCTGGGCCGCTGCCGTTGGCCACGAGGCCATCACCTGGCCGCAGGTAGCCGGTGCTGATGCCGCTGTTCTTGGGCACCGGCACCATGTTGACCGGATAGGACGTGCGAAAGTCCGGGCCGTTGTCCGTGTAAATGCCGTTGAGAATTGAGATTTGCATGGTTACTTCTTAGCCTTGTTTCGGGCCGAGATTTTCTTGGCCTTGGCCTGTGCGTCAGCTTTGCTCGACGCGCCCCAGGCTTTCAGACTGAGCAGCAGCCTGGTCGGCTCGCCGTCTTTGTACTCAGGGCCGGGGTTGTTTCCCATGCGCGCCAGGAACGATGCCCTGCGTGGGTTGTCGCCGGACTTGACAGGCGGCTTGATGTTCTGGCCTGCAGCCTTCAGGCTGGCGCGCCCAGCAGCGTTCAAGCCGCCTTTGGGGTTCTGCCCTTCTTTGCGCTGCCATGCCGGTGTCTTCATCGGAACCTCGCAACCTTGGCAGCCACCTTCTTGGGCTGCTTGACGAACTGCTTGCCTGCCTTGGTGCCCTCGCGCTTGGCCTTGGTGGTGGCCGCATACTCAGCCGACGACAAGGACTTGATGGCTTTTTCGGGCAGGTAGCGCTCACCGGTCTCGCTCGACGGCTTGCCGGACTTGGTGCGCCACTTTTGCGCGCCCCAGTCCTTCAGGCTTTTTTGCGGGGCTTTCATGACTTGTAGCCTCCGCCCTTTGCCTTGTACTCCTTGGCCAACAATTGCGCCTTGCGTGCAGACCACTCACCGGCAGCAGTACCCTGCACCGATGCGCCTTTGATCTGCTCAAACAAACGCTTGCGCATCG